TTTCAATTTTCATAGCATCAAACATAATGCATTCATTCATACCATCTTTACCAACTTCATCTTGGTAATCTCTTCTTACTTGGTAAGCAGCTTCTTCTATTTCTTTATCCATTCTACTTCTTTTTAAATTGTTGTATCCAAAGATTAAACTCACCTTCTGTAGGATTATCTAACTGACCTTTACAGTAAGCATTGTATGCAATCTGTCTAAGTTCATCATAAGTATACATTTTTTCAGCAGCTTCTTCTAGTGTTTCTTTTTCCATATTACTTAGTTTTAGTTAATACTTTATGTTTATATCTTCTGTGGTCTTTCATAGTAGCAGCCCACTCTTCACCACCTTTGTAGTAGATCATAGTACCACCTCTGGCAGCTCTGTTTTGTAAATCTCTTTCTTTCTTCTTAGGATCCTGTATAAAAGTGATTAGTCTCCTGGAAACTTTAAACATCTTGGCTAGATTCCTTTGACTCAGCCCTTGTTTAGTCCAGTATAAGACCATCTCTCTTTGACAAGGAAGAAGCTTAACTCTCCTGTCTAAGAATGGAGAATCAAGCTTCATTTTATCTGTCTTGTAAGGCATATTATTTTAAATTAGTAGTCAGGAGAGGAATTGAACCTCTCTACAGGGAGCTACCCACATCCATGCCTTCCATTGGACTTGAACCAACCTTGCATCCAGCCTGACTATAGTTTACTACTCTAAAAAGATCTATTAACTATGGTTTAGTTAAAAATGTTTCAGGACTAATTATATCTCTAGTGTAATTAATATCCTTGTACTTTTCATTATCTAGGGTCCATAAACCCATGTCTTTTATCCTCTGATTTCTTAAAGTAATTATAGAATATGCAGTAAGATGAGCATTATCCTCATCATTACTTTGTAGCATATTTATTAAATTATCACTTTCTTCTCTAGTAAGATAATTCAACTTAACTAATAAATTTATCTCAGATAAAAGGATAAATGGTCTAAAGTTTCCTTTCTTAGTACCATAAGTATACATATGCCATAAGTAACCCATATTACTATCTTCTACTTGACAAACTCCATGATGTTCATGGCATATATTCTCAAGTAAACTTCTGATCTTTTGATCTTTAAATGCTCTTATCATAATCTTATAAAATAAAACATACCAATTAATTTATCTGCATCTGGAATTATATTATCAATATTTATAGCAGTACCGTAAAAGGTAACTACAGTACTTGTATCAATATGATAAACAACATTAACACCCCACTTAGTTCCTCTTGGATAAAACTCTACTTCAATAGAAATATGCTGATAAGCTAAATTATAAACATTATGATTAAGCTTAGTTCTTCTAAAACCCAACTTTCTAACAAGTTTATTTCCTGTTAATTCTGTTTCTCTCAGTGTCATAATTAAAAAATATAACGGATTGTATTCCAAGGGATTATCTCATTATGTAACTCTACAAACTGTTTAATATAATCTGCTTTTCTATTATGTTCATACCTGATATTTTCTCCACCATACTGTGATACTTTCCCTTCCTGTATTTTAGGTACCCATAACAGATCTTCTCCTGGAAGTTTATGCTGTAGATTATAATAATGTTTCTGCTCATTATGAGTCAAGAATATTACTTCAGCTTTTGCTCTATGGAAAGCAATATTTTTAGTTACACCATCTGAAGCATATGCAAAAGAATTTATTTGTCCAAACAAATGCTTATACTCACTTAGCCAGTTATCATGAACTATTACAGGACTAAAATTTAGATGCACATCATAACCTGCTATATTAAACATAGTAACAGCCTTTAGTCTTTCATTAATAGTACTGGTATTTGGTTCTAATACTTGTCTATACTTTTCAGGCATAAGACTAAATCTTATTCTAATCTTATCTTCTGGATTAAACTTTAATAGATCATAATTCACATACTTAGTAGCAAATGAACCCATAGCAAGTGGATGATCTCTAAAGAAAGCAAATATCTTCTCCCATTCATGAAATTTTGCATGAAGAGCAAAGTCTTCATTACATGAGATGTCATAAGTTATGTAATCAGGATGTGTTTGATTAGGTTTATCTACTGTTGCAAAGTATGCATGTGAATTAATTTCTGTCAGGATATCCATAGTATTAGTTGCTATAGTTAATCCTTCCGGCTTATGTCTTTTCATGTAACAATAGCTACAATTATAAAGACAACCATGTCCAAAAGACGGACTAATAAAGTCAGTTGATCTACCAGAAGGTCTAATAATCATAGACTTTCTAGCAACTTTTGTTACTACCATATTATTTTGATTTTCTTTCTTCTAAATAACTTATTACAAACCCAATGGCTACAATAAGATTCATACCTAATGAAGCTAAAATTTCATAAATATCTTCATAGATATTTACAGAAAGATGTACATGACCTACCATCCAAAATGGTATAGATAAGTTTTGACTTATCCATACCACTAGATATTTAAAAAAATGTACCATAGATTAAATATCTACCAAGACCTAATAATCCTATAAAGGCTAATGTATGAAGAACTATCCAGTAGATATCAATAAGTTTTTTTCTAGTCTCCTTCTTCATTGTTTATTCCTTTTTCTTTCTTCTTTTCTTGCTTCTTTAAAATACTCCGTGAACTCTCGTGTAATTTCAGATACCTTTGCAGTCTCTCCTGAATTTTCTGATTCATACTGCTGTTGTCTATCTTTCTCTTGTTGTTGCTCATATTCTTTCCATTCAAATATTTGTAATTCTTGCATTCTTTTTAAATCTCCAATTGTGGCATCTTCAGGTATACCTGTACCATTTTGCATAATATCCATATAGACATTTTTCATTCGTCCCATAGTTTTAAACTTTTTTCTAAAAAAAATGTAATAGTCGCTCTAATATCTGTATGACCTAGCATAGATCCTGCTATCTTAAGTTTATTAGCCAATTTAGTATCTAAATCAAGGTGAATGTTTCTTTTTTTATTACCCGGTTTAGTTCTATCAACTACACTAAAATCAAAAGGAAACTTTGCTATGTATACATACACATTATCTTGATAAGTCTTATCCTTATAAAAATCAAGAATAACAGTTTTATTATGATTAACAGTACATCTTTTTATCCCTGTAACTTTGGATATCTCATGTTCAGACATCATAAATCTATAAGCAAGCAATCCAATTAGATAACTTCTTTGATCTACTAAAACTCTTTTTCTAGATTTTTTATCCAAAGAAGAAAGAGCATTTACAACGTCTTCTTTGTTATAATCTTCCATTTTTAAACAATATCAAGTTCTACTTCTTTTACCACTTCCTTTTCTACTTCAGTAACTAATCCTTCTATAGGAATAAACCTAGTAGCATCATAGTACTCATAAGGAAATGATTTTTTAGATAACTGGACTTCTTTTAAAGTCACTCCTAATTTACCAGGCTGTAACCCCATATTAATGACAGTCTCAACTGTGTATACTACACCTTCTTCTATCCATTCATCAGGGGAAATCTTTGCCGGTTTATTACTAGCATCAATGCATATAACTTTCATAAATTTCAATTTCTGTCTTAAGATCAAGTTCTTCTAAATCATTTTTTATGTCAAATAATTCAAGAAAAACTCCACCTTTAACAGCACATTTACCTTTACTATGAGTTATAACTGCACATTGTTCAGCTTGTATTGGGTCATGTTTACAACATCTAATAAGACATGCTATTACATATAAAAAGTCATGCTTATCATCATTATACAATACTAACTTATGTGAATAATTATTCTCCATATAATTCTAATATATGAAAAATATTGAGGTTAATCTAACTTAACCCCAAAATCTTTCCAAATTATTTTACTCTGATCAAAACTTTCTAAAGCTTCTTTAACCCATTTTTCATCTATTGTACCTACATAACAAAGTATGTGCACAATAGCTTTATCATCTGGATTTAACCTAAGTAATCTACCAATTCTTTGACTTGCTTTTCTCTCATTACCATAAGCATGCATGATGATACCTTGTTTAAGATTAGGTATATTAACACCTTCATTCAACTGCAGTACAGTAGAAAGTTTATTAATCTCACCTTTCTTAAATAACTCAAGATTATCTTCAGAGTCTTTATTACCACTATGGTAACTATACTCACATAGTCTATCTGCTTGAGCTTGGGTATTTGCAAATACAATACATTTATTCTGAATACTTTCCATCAGTTTTTTAGTATACTTCTCTTTGCTAGGATATTCCATCATTGCTTTCATTCTCATTACTCTAAGCATGTGCATATTTCCTGACCCAATATCAATTCTTCTAGACCAATATGTGTAATTAGATTCTTCATCAGTCATAAATTTCTTACCACCTGTACTAACTAAATAATTCTTCTCATTAGATAAATTTATTTGATGTACTACAATCTGGTAATCATTTAGTATTCCATTCTCTACAGCATCATCTGCTTTAAATGTATATACTACAGGACAGAATTCATTTAATAACTTACCTTTTTCTGAATAATCTCTCTTTGGTGGAGTACCAGTTAATCCAAGTATCTTACCCTTGTATAACTGGAGAAATCCTCGGTGACTATCTAATAAACTATGTGCTTCATCCAAATAGACTGCATCATAATCATTAGGTAGATGTTTATTCAGACTCAAATAAGTAGTAAATACCATTCTGTCTAACAAATGTTCTTTTCCAAATTTAATTGCATCATCTTTCCAAGATTGGAAGATTGATCTTTTTGGAGCAACAATAAGACACTTCATTAGAGGAGTACTATTGTCTTCAATATGTGTAAGACCAACCAATGTTTTACCAACACCAGTTCCAAGGACTACACAACATCTTTGTCTACCTTCAGTTGCTTTTAATGCTTCTAATTGAACTTCATTTTTTGTCATAACTTTTCATTCTTAATCAATAAACTATTAGCATAAAGAGTATTTCTAAATGCTGCTATAGCTACTTTTGCAGTTTCAAGTTTTTTACTTTTCTGAAACTCATCATACAATTCATTACCAACAGTCTCAGACTTATCAGCAACTTCTTTAATCTGTTTTGTGTTTGGTTTACTCATGCTATCATTCTTTTAAGTTCTCTTTTTTTCCTAGTTATTTCAACTAACTCAGGATACTTTTTAAGATCTTTATACTTAATCTTAAGTGTTTGCATTAACTCATACTTAGAAAGTGTATAATCTCTACTTAAAATAGTATTTAACTCTTCCAACCTTGATTGTATTTTTCTTCTGGTTGGAAAGCAACAGCAAGTTTTTAGTTCTTCTTTAAGTCTTTTAAATTCTTTCTGTCTATCCAAATAATAATCCAATATTGTCCATAAAATAACCTCATTTGATCCCATAATCAATTATTTTAACCATCCCATTAATCTAGCATCACCAGGTCTTGCATGAATCCAATCATGACAATTCCTGCATACTGCTAACCAAGTACTCTGAACTAAGTAGAATGCTTCTCTGTTTGACCCAGCATATTTGTGATGGACATCAGTTGCATTATGAGTACAACCTCCAACCTTCACCATACACAGTGGATTCTCAGTAAGATATCTTTCTCTTAGTTTAAGATACTCTTGATCTTTCTTTTTACGTTTAGAAGAAACCGGAGGGATAACAGATTTTGTTGGTTTCTGTGTATTATCTTTACTAGAATGGCAACTCCAGCAGTTTTTACAATACCTATATCCCTCATGGTTCTTCCAAATGACAGTCATCTGTTGACAACCATCACATTCTTTAAGCTTTACTTTCACTTCTTAACATTGGTAAATTTACAGGTGCTTCTGTTAAACTTAAAAAGTTTTTAGGAAGTATACCTTCACTAATAAAGATACGAATTATATCATCTTTATTAATATTTAAATCTTTAAAAGTTAAGCAATTCTTAAATTTTTCATCTGTCTCAGTGAGCTCTAACATAGCCTTAGTTACATTAGAGTTTGGAAAGAATGATTTAAAAAGACTATTAGTATATTCAATAGTTAGTTTTTGTTTAAATACATTCAATACAGTCTGTGCTCTTTTATAAACATTGATAATTCTTTGTTTTTTCTTACTGCACATCTTGACTAATTCTTCTGTAGTAAGAGCATCTAAACCATATAATGCTCTTTTATACAAATAGTTTTGATAAGTTGAATACTTATCTTGTTCATACTGCATATAGGTTTTACCTGCATGCAATTGGTAATGTCTTACCTGTTGTTTTAACTTTTCCATTTTAATCATACAATTTGAATTCATAAAAAAAGAGAGGGACATAATTGTCCCCCTCTATAATGTTTAACTAAATTTGATATTATCCACCAATTGAGAAATCATCATTTGGTTGAATTGCTTTTGATCTGTTTGCAGTCATAGCATATGCAGCACGTAATTCATCAACATTATCATGTTTAACTAATGTATCACTTGCATTTGTATCAAAACTCATTTTAGTTCTACGGTAGATTGGTTGTCCATTTAATGTACAAACAATTCCTGTATCACCTGCAACCTTAAGGTCACGTTCTGGTGTTTTATCATTGAAAGGCTCAAGAGACTCTTCAACTAAAATTTTACCATCAAGTTGCTGACCTGCAAAGAATCCAAATTCTTGCAATTCAGCTAATGTACCAGGTATCAATGCTGAAATTGGTTTTCTACGTAAGAAACCATTATCATCAATCATAGTTCTAATTTGTTGTACTCTTACATATCCATATTCAGGATTGTTTTGAGAAACATTAACAACAGCTTTAGTTGATTCATCAGCCAATACAATTACTTTTGAGTTCATAATCTCAGTTTTTAAAAATTAATAAATAAATAAATAGATTGTTTTGAGTAGATACTAAATCCTTAATTACTCACTTTAAGGGTAGTTGGTAGTATAAAACTACATATCCAAATTGTTAGATAAGTCAATGATATCATCAAATGGTATATCATCTGATATAATATCATTTAGATCTTCTTCTTCGTGTGAAAGAAATTCAAAATCATAATACTTTTCTCTGGTGTTTGACTCAACAGCAGAACCTTTAAAAGGATCCCTAATATGTTCACCATAGTCAATTGACATGAGGTACTGTATATCTTCATCAGTAAGATCAAGGTATTCCTCTATAGAGAGATGAACTACTTTCCCATTAGGGAGTTGATATAACATTACATGCATAATAAATATGCACATAAATATATGTCATTTATAAAGACATTGATAGTTTAAACAAATAATATTTAGCAATATATAGCTAAACAATGAAAAGGGGAGATTTCTCTCCCCTATATCATTTGGTTTGGAAAAGCATATCACAGATATACTCTCTTAAAACTCTTCCATAATTTCTAATTCATTAGAGCTAACATAAGTATCATCATCTTTTGTAGTACCATTATCTAGCACATTTTTATATGCAATATGATACTGAGAATACTCATGATAGCCTCTAAATTGCTTTACAGTTACAATTACATTGTCTTCATCATCTGCAAATCTTTCTCGGATTGCATTTTTGTTACTACCATAACCTAACCTGTCAACTTTAATCTTACATAAAGTCCCATCAGGTATAACTTCCGGTAGCTTATTACCAAGCATAAGCTTAAAGAAATAATCTACAGCTGATGAATTACTACAAATCATGGGAGTAAGTAACTTGACAAACTCTTTAGCATTCGGATCCTTAACTATTTTTTCTAATGCTTTTGCTACATCAGAATCATCATATGTTACAGATACCATCATGTATTAAGTCTTTTATAGTCAATAATCTTATCAAGTAACTGTCTATCAAAGTTTGTAAAAAACTTATAGTTTCTAATGATATTAGTTTTAACTTGATCAATTCTTAATTCATCTTTAGGATATACAGTTCTACATCCTGGGGTTGTACCCTCTATCTTACAGTTAAGATTAAATCCTAACACCGATGTTATTGTATCTCTAATCATTGCTAAACATATTTTTAAGTGCATTCATTAATCCATTTAAAGAATTCTTTCTATCAATAATCTTCTGCATCATCATTGTAGACATAACAACTTCATTAGTATGTTTACATTGATTTACAATATCTTCTAAACAAAGATGTAGTTGAGTATGACTATCATATGCCTTAAGACATGCATTCAATAATTCTTCAGCTCTTTCTTCTGAGATACCAAGTATCTCATGTATTAAATCTGACGTATCATCAATAATGAGTAGTTTATACTCAGATTGCTTGTAAGTCTTTTTCTTTTTCTTGAACATATTTCCAAACCAGTTCATAATTATAAAATTTAAGTTAATATTAGTGATCCCAACAGGAGTCGAACCTGTAACCCTCAGCTTAGAAGGCTGATGCTCTATCCAATTGAGCTATGGGACCTAGTCTTTACTCAGAAAATATACCCCAAATTAAAAGACTTATTGCTATAACTACAAAAGAATATAGCATAATCTTCATTGGTATCATTTTCTTTTCAATATCAATTGCATCTTCTATGACTGCAATATTATATTCTAATTCTTCTCTTCTCATCTTGTAATATTCTGGAGAAGGTTCATACAAATGCAGTTCATAAAGTTCTGATTTATATCTTTCTTGAGTGTGTTTTAATTTTTTTAATGTAGTCATCTTAATGATTATTGATAATTAAATAAATAGTTACTTGATGACAGGAATATATAGCTAAAGATAAATTCAAATACTAAGTCAAAGACCTTCTCTTCATACAAAGGCAAATACAAATACTAAGTCTCATTGTTACCAGCCAGTTATCTCCGCTAGATGGAGTAACCTGTCTGATGATGAGTTCTATCTCAGTTTTTGAAGTTTGAAGAGAAGCGGTAAATTAAATAGTTAATGAAATTTCTTGTATGTGGTACAACAAACCACGAAGTCTATGAAGAATTCCTGTCATCAGGTACAAAGAGTAAGAGAATCAGCTTGTGCCTATCTCTTACTCACCTAATATTATTACTCAGCAGTAATGAACATGTCAATTACATGCTGGAATCTAGGGTCAACATTGATTCTCAATGCAGCAGCAGCTTTAATATCCAACTCACGTTGACTATTAAATTCCATAGTAAGTCTGAGTA